TTAGCGCCTTCAGAAACATCAGCAAGTAATGAATCTAAGTCACCGTACTTAGCAACATTAGCAATTATATCAGCAGATTCTTTATCAAGTTTATAGGCTAGTTTACGGCGAAGAACTGCTTCTGCCATAACAGAACGAACTTCATTCTCATCAGTAGCCGCAGCTATCTTACCTGCAAACTCTTCTAGTTCATCAGATCTAAGGAATTTATTTATAGCGCCAAGTTCACCTTGTTCACTGTTAAGAAATACTGTGTCCTTAAACTTCTGTAAAGATGTTTCTTCTCCTGCTACACCTTTACCAATACGAACGCGAGTAGACCATAGGCGACCTTTGACCATATCCCAAGGATTACGACCACGTGCAAGGAAGAACATATCATCTTCAATGGTGTTACGGATAGCAAAGCGTGGGCCAGCAAGAGTTAAGAATGACCAACCAGATGTAATCTGGTCTACCCACTTATTATGTGATAAGCCTACAATCTTAGAAACTAAACCTTGACGCGCTGTAAGTCTATCAAGATCTACTATTGATGGGATAACCATTGATGATGATAGCTGATATGGGAACAAAGCCATTTGCTCTCCAGCAAATTCAGCAGGGTTTCCTACGCGAGTTCCATCTACAACAATATCTGCAGCATATCTTTTTGCCAAACCGCGACCTGCAAACTCTTCCATAAAGGTTTTACCTGGGTCGCCTTTGCGAACACCACGAGTTGAGAATATGGTATTCCAAAGTCCCTTAGTAATCTGAATGCGTTGACCTTCGTCACCTGCAGAAAATGCTTCAGCAATAATCTTGCTATGATAACGAGAGTTCGTTAAACGCGCTGTGCGATAAATTTGTTCAACAGCATTTGGTCCTGATACATCAAATACCGTAGAGGTTGGATTAGGAACCTTTGTAAACTTACGGGCGAATCTATCAATACGACCTTGAATTTGATTAGCTGTAAAACGGACTACTCCGTCTGGCCCTTTGATTCTGCCAACTTGTTTTTCTAGTGCAGCAATTTCATCAGAGCGACCAGTAATACCTGTAAGGATATCTTCATACTGTGGTCCAACTCCATACAATGCAGATACAAGTTTCTGTCCTACATTGTCAATATTAAGAACTTTATTGCCAGCAGTAAGTGCTGCAATACGAGCCTTGCGTCCTGCAGTCAAACGTGGAATTAAAGGAGTCTCACGGGCTGCCTGACCTTTTAGTATACCAAGCATATCTACGCTATTTTGAAAATAGTTTTTAGCGGTAGCAGAATCCTTTACGCCAGCTTTTAAGAACTCATCAACAGCAGCAGGGCCAAACTCTGGCGCTATACGCTTTAACATTGTTGAAGCCTTTTCAGCCTCTACAATATTTTTAGCCTTACGAGCCTTTTCTAAATTATCTAATTGGCTACCGTATACATTAAAGAAGTTTACTACTTCAGGCTTAGTAAATACTTCGTCTACTTTTTTAGGAGAACCAGCAATTTTAATAATTGAATAACGAGCTGCATCATAGGCTTTCTTAGCTTTGCCTAGGAAAATAGTAGGATCTGCAAAGATGCGATAAGACGCATCTGCTATTCCAGAGATTCCTTTGTAAAGAAATCCTGAACCCTCTAAGCCTTCTGGTAGATACGCATTTGCTATCTGTCTGCCTGGTGAATACTTAGAAGCAAAGACTGCATCATAAGCATCTTGCCATAATGGGTCCCTATTTTGTGCAGCAAGAGCTGCAATTTCTTTTTCTTCAGGTGTTCCGTTAGCAATTATCTCTGCTAAGTCACGACCTTCTGTAACTTGTTGCGCTAATTTTACGCGGGTAGGTCCGTATTTAGCAGTTGCTTTAGAAATACGTTGCTCGTTGTAAAGAAATTCACCATTATCATCTGACTTATCCCAAGCCTGTGTAAGAATCTTTACTTTATCTAGAGGTGTCTTAGTAAAGTCAGGCTTAAAGTAACCTGATTCTGAAGCAAGTGCGCCTGTTCTATACAAACGTGTCATAAAATCTGACGCTTCAGTTAAAGCATTTACTACTTGACCACCACTATAGTGCCAAGCGGTACCTAACCAACCTCTTTTATTGGGTTCAGGGTTAGTACCAAAAGTATCTTTAAGTGTTTCTTGTTGATCTGTTGGTAAAGATTGAAACTTAATACGCGCTTCATTAGCAGGCATATCAAGTAAACTCTTATGAGTGCCGACAAGTTTAGATATAGCACCTACTTTTTCTTTATCAGTAGGTGATAAGTTAGCTTGTGCGGATGCAAGTTTTAGATTTTTCTCCACTACAATCCTCGCGCAATAAAGTCCTGATACAGAATTGCAATTTCGCCAGACTCATCGTAAGGTAACAACTTAGCCAGAGTATCTGAATACTTCTCAACTGGTGTTGGACGCATTCCTAAAACTTCTGGTCCTGGACCTTCACCCATTGCAATACCTGAAGTGATTGGTTCATCTGGACGCTGCGATGGAGCATATAGCGGAGTTACTGGTTCTCTTTGACTTGGAGCCATACCCATCTCTGAACGAGATGTTGCACGTACATCTGGAGTTGTTGCTAGTGGAGCTCCTGCTTTAATTGCAGCATTCTCAACACCTGAGCCGTACTCTGTTGATTCAAAAGATAAACCATCTGTTCTCTTGGAGAATTTACCAGGTCCTGATACACCTGCCATAGGCCCTCTAGCCATTTGGATCCTCCATCTTTTCTAAATCTGATGTAAATTGTTCCCACACTTTGGAAACCTTCGTTGTTCTATTTGCGTTATACACTGCTAAATCTAAAAGTTCTGATGCGAGCATCTCTACAGCTCGGACTATATTTACAAAGAAACCTGATATAACTACAAAGAAATCTGCGAGAGTGACAGAGCGTGGTACGAAATCTTTATCTTTATCCACGCTCTATCCTCTCACTATAAAACTAAGCCTTCTTGCCTTTACGAGCTTTGCCAGCATAGCCAAATTCGACTTTGCCGCCTGGCTTCTTCATATCCTTCTTGCCCTCAGTTGGCTTTGCCATTGGAGCCTTTGCACGACCACCTTTTTTCATTTTACACCTCCCTACCCTGCAATAGATGCGAGTAATGTAGCAATATCTGGACGAGAGCCAGCAGCAGGGGCCGCACCCATTTGTTCTTGAGTTGGCTGCGAGGCAGGAACGGGGGCCATACCTGCTGCTGGAACTTGTTCGCCCATCATTTCTGTTGGGACTTCTGGAGCTGGCTCTGGAGCAAATACTTCTTCAACTATCGTCTCAAGTTGTTTACCTTTTTGGCGACCCTTAATAACCTCGGCGATTCTAGAAACAATCTGAGAAGGATCTTGACCTTGGGCTGCAAGTGCTGGAATGGTCTGAGCATACTGAGCAACAGCAAGACGCAAAGAATCACGCATCTCTTCAATATCCACACGCTGTTCTTCTTGAGTGACATTTAACTCCATAGGAATTTCTCTGCGTACATAATCTCTTGATACAAGTTTGTCGCTTCGCATCTGTAGTAAAGCAATAATTGCATTGTTTGGATTCATACCAGACATAATGCCGTAGCGAACATCTACACCATACTCGCCAGCAATCTGACGACTTGGTACATACTTCATATTAAACGGAGTACCGTCATCTACTCCCTTAATTTCCTTGGTCATAGAACCAAAGATTTTCTCATCCACCTCAAAGCTAAGTGATACTAGCTCGGTGAATAGTCTTGCAAACTGTGCTTGTGCTGCACGTACCTGTGTATCAAAGCCAGCTTGTAGGGCTTGTACGCCGCGACCTGTAATGATTGAAGCATCAACATTACCGCTACGTACTTCTGGATAGCGTGAACCTAAACGTAGTTCTCGCTCTAGTACGCTTGACTCAGTAAAGACTCCAGGTGGAAGTTCTAATGGAACACGGCGGATACCTTGCGGATTAGCAGAACGCATAATCGCATCAGGACCAAGTGCTAGTTCCTGTACATCTTGCGGAATAGCAATAGGTGCTTGGATAGACTTCTCTGCTGCTTGAATCTGTAATACTGCAAAGCGAGCACGAGCAAGTTGTACTGCTAGAACATCATCAAACTGACCGCGTGCTTCTCCGTCTAGGGATGAACGCATTGCAACGCGGGCTAAACATTTACCAATGGCATTAGGTAGGTTTAATAAAACTAAGTTGTTACGATCTGGAACATAGATTAAATCTTGGTCCTTATCGTGGTAGCGAATCATTGTGATATAAGGAGAGCTATTTGCATAGTTCCTGTTTGTAATAATTTGATTATAGAACTCTGGATACTGCATTGCTAGAGTCTCTGCATCGGTATTCATTACTTGAGTAATTGAGATACAGCGACCAAAGCGGTCCATCTCTGGATAGACACCAAAAGGATTTAATAGACGGATTCTAGGATTGTTTGTTTCGTAATCCATCTCTACCATTGCTG